TACAGTCTAATTGAAACTTTAATACAGCTTGAGTGTAATGCATAGACACTTCACTATGACAAGGAGTACAAACCATTATCTTTGCTTTTGGTTTATCTAAAATATCTCCTATGTTAATAGTTCTAACATTTGAGTTTACCTGTTCTATTTTTTCTGTTTGGTAAGTATCTTCGTTAGCAGTTGTTTTCTTTTTTTCAGAAAACCATATCGGTTCATTATTTTGCATTTAGTGCTCCTCTCAAAAATCTTGTCCATGCTTGTCCTTTTGCTCCCCAATCATAAAATCTATTTACGTAATTTTGTTGCATCTTTAAATGATCCTGGATGCCTGAATCATGAAGCATATCTGCAGAAGCTTCTATAGCTGCAGCAAACTTTCTAGCTAAACTTTTATAATCATTTGAGTAAGGTACATACATTGGAAACTCTGCACCTGTTTCATATAGCGCACCAAAGTTAGTTGTAATACAATATAGACCTGCTGACATAGATTCTAATAATGAGATACAAGATGTCTCTTCCCAAATACTTGGGTATACAAACATTCTATAATCTTTTAAATTTTCTTTAATATATTCATTTGGCTTGTAGCCAATATAATTTACATTAGGTAGTTGTCTTGCTTGTTCATATAAAGCTTTATATGATTCATCATTAGCTTCAGCAAAATCTTTTCCATATACTTCACAAGAAGAATAAACATCTAAACTAATTAATGGATTCTTAACTAATTGCATTGCACCTAACAATACAGATAAACCTCTCCAAGGTGTACAGTGATGTATTATTTTTATAGGATCACCTTTTTTATATTGTGTTATAACCGGTTGTACTTCTTCAATACCATTTTTAATGACTGCACATTTCTCTCTAGGTAAATCAAATCTTTTTGTAAACTGTTCAAAGTTCCAATTAGAATTAAATATATACCAATCATATTTATCATGATTTGATTTATCACTGAACCAGGGTTGTAAATTAGGTTGATCCCAAGAATTTTTTTGCCAAAGAATATTTAGCTTAGTTGGATGTAAAGGTACTTTACCTGGAACTGATGTACAAATTTCTACTTGATTAAGTAAGCTAGGTTCTACATGCTTTCTTAAATATTCAAATTGTAATTCTGTTCCGCCTCTAGGGTTTTGGTTTGTCATTTAATATTCTTTCTATAATTTTATATGAAGTAATAACTTCAGGAGTGGTAGCATAATCAGGACTACAACATATAAATATTACATCAAATTTTTTTTGTTTTATATAATTAATATTGTTATCAAAATTAAAAGATTTTAAATTTTTAAGATCTCCAAGATTTATGTGAGAAGAATTTGGATTAGATATCCATGTATAGTTAATTTTTTCTTTAAATACATTTGATAAATGAAATAGCCAATTTCCTTCATTTAAAACATCTAAATTTTTACCGTAATGAAAGTCATGATGATGGTCTATATTTATTAAATTATATTCATCATAACCATGAACAAATAATGGATATATATCTTTATGAGAGTATGCTATTTTTATATTTGTGTGATCGTAAATTAAAGGTATTATAAAACTTAATAGTTCTTCTTGTTGTTTTAAATTTGTTATCCAATCACAATCTATCGATAAAATATTAAGTTTTTTTGTTGTCATTACTTTGATTCATTACTTTCTGAAATACTTCAAGACCTTTGTTAGTAATTTGAACTGTAACATCTTGTACAATATCAGGTCCTTCTACTTTCTCTTTAGATACTTCTCCTGTCTTGGTATTTCTGTATGTTGTTGTAGTTATACAATCTATTTTTGGTATATCATCATGTGTATGTGGAACATTTCCACCTTCATGAGAATGAGTAATACCATTATCGTGAGTATGTTCTAGTTTATCTTTATCCATTTTCTTGTGATCTATCTATCAAAAGATAACTTATTTGTCCAGTGATCTCGTTTGCTGTACCTGCTTGTACTTTTAAAACATCTCCACCTTCCATATTTAAAGGTCCTTTTAACATATTAGATGTTTCTTTATTTAGTTCTTCATATGATATTTTAATATCTGAACCACCTGCTTTTTTTAAAACTACATGAGTATCTACATTACTAGCTGTATCATGAACTGCTTGAACTGTTTTAACAATTGCAATAGCAGACGTACTAATCGTTAATACTGTTGTTAAATTAGTTGTTATTAAATTAAATGCTTCGCTTTTATAAAAATTAGCCACCCAAAAACCACTCCTTTTGATCTTCTTCGTTTTTTAAATCTTGTTGAAAAGAGAAATTAAGTTGATTTTTTAAAGTGTCAAGAGCTTCTAAAATTTGTCTTTGATTAGATACATCATATTCTGGTTGTGGTTCTGGTATATTAACTACTACTTTTGCCATTATCTTCTTCCATCTGGTTGAGCATCTAATCTTAAAGTTCCATATCTCCAAGTTTCACCGGTACCATCATTCTCTATTTTAATTGATACTAATCTTCCTCTTGCTCTAGTGTCTACCTTATCAGTAGAATTGGTAATTGTAAATGGACCAAGAGGTGAGCTAGATGCAGTGTTATTTGGATAGTCATTTAATAGTAATGTAATTTTTGAATTACCAGTAAGAACCTTAAAGTCAGGTATAAATCTTTTTACAGACATAAAAAACTCTCCATCTCCTCTGTAGTCAACCATACCTGTTGATTGACCTGTCATACTTCTCCTTGCTGTAATATCAAAGTCCCCTGATTCAATAAACGCATTAATAGAAGTGGTACCACTACTATTAACTTGGTCAGTTCCTACTTCATGAGCATAATAAGTTGTTGCTCCATATAAATTTGTAATACCTAATATATCTGAAAATACAGGTGAACCTGTAGAGGTATATTCTGTTGCGTAAGGTACATCAAAAACTCCAGTATCAACATATGAAGTTCTAGCTAATGATGAAGTTGTCCAAACATTCTCAGAATAATTATAAGTAACACATCTATCAATTTGATCTGATCCTGATTTTGGATAAAACCAATTTACTTCTCCATATAAAGTATTGTGTTCTGCATAAACTATATCTGTTGCATTAAAGTTTATTCCTAAATTATCTGAAGTTGTTGTAAAAACAAAGTCTTCAACAAGACATGGTAATGATTTAACCGTACCATCAAATACAAAAAATCCACCTTCACCTGACATCCAAAATACTTTACCATCAGAATAACTTAACGCGTGTTGACCAATCAATCCACAGTTAGTACCAACTTGTCTTATGCTAAATGTAAATGGTGGGCCAACAAATTGAATTACATAAGCAGAGCTATCAGTTAAAACTAAAGTATAATCTTTACCAGATACTGCTCCAACAATTCTATTTCCTTTATCTAATCTAAATGTACCTGCAGTATTAACTGCTGTTGGTGTATAATCATTTAAGTCTTCTTGATTTGAAAATCTTATAAACATTGGATCTTGAGTTGTAGGATCTCCAATAGTTGTTTCAGTTCCAAAATGAAATAAGTGTCTATCTCTATCAGAAACTTGTGTTAATCTTGATGCAGTTGGGTTAGCTGAAGTTGAAGAACCAGATGTAGATTTAGATGCTCTAATTGTTCTAGCGTTTGACGCTCCAGCATTCCAAGTAAAAGTTTCTCCATCTCTAATTGTTGCAACAAGAACTTGTCCATAGTTATCAAGACTCCAGTTTCCTGGATCCAGAACTACAGAACTTGTAGCTCTTTCAGTTCCCCAAGTAGAAGTATTCCATGTAGAAGTACTCCAACCATAACCTACGGTTTGAAAGACAGGACCTACTTCAACATAAGGATTAACAGTTGCTGCACCTGCTGCTGTCATACCAGTACCACCTTCATTTCTTACAGCTTGCACAGTAAATTTATCTACTGTTGCAACTGTTAAAATTTCATAAGCTACTTCCAATTCTGCTGCTGTAAAGTCTGATGCACCTGTAACAGTTACGCCAGATAGTGTTACATATCTTCCAACTTCTAGACCATGAGAGCCCTTATTAACTTGTAAAACATTTGAGCCATTAACTGTTGTTAATGTGCATCCTGTAATAGCTGTATCTAATGGTGTAATGTCAAAAAACTGTTCTCCATAATATAAAAATAAACCTTGTGAAGTTCCAATAGCTGCATATCTCTCTCCAGCTAAAGATGTCCAGGTGTGTTGAGCACGTGCTGCTCCAGGTAATGTTTCACCTGCAATAGATAATTGATTCCAACCACCTATTTTTTCAGGTAGTCCGTATCTAAATCTAACAAAATCACCATCGACCCACTGAGACTCGGCTCCTGAGTCTGTGACCATCTTGTTAAAACCAGGCTTGAAATTTAATTTTTGTAGCATATAGTAGGTTATATATTAGTTTTACAGAGAATGAAAGTAGCATAATTATGGACCATTTAGAAGCAATTGTTGAGATAAAAAATATAGTTTCTCCTGAATTTATAGAAAAAATTATTCCATTAATTGATAAAAAATCTATAAAAAATTTATTTATACAAGGTGGTTTAGACAAAGAAGTAAGAAATGTAAAAGGGTATTATTTAAATTTTGAAACACCTACTAATTTATTTTATTGGAATTTTATAAAAAAAGAAATTGAAAGATTATATACTTTTTATAAGATGAAATTTCCACAAATGGCTAGTAATAAAATAAATCAAATTGATTTATTAAAATATAGTGTTGGAGGTAAATATGAAACTCATACAGACCATTTTTCAACATCAATAAGACATTTAAGTATTATTATTAATTTAAATGATAATTATGAGGGTGGAGATTTAGTATTTACAGATCAAAACAACAAAGAAATTAAAAGGTTAAAACTTGGTAAAGGATCTATTGTTTTTTTTCCAAGTAATTTTATGTATCCTCATGGTATTCAACCTATTACGAAAGGAACAAGGTATAGTATCGTTTCATGGCTGCAATAAAATTTAAATTAATAAAAAATTTTTTTACACAAAAAGAACTAAATGTTCTTCAAAAATATTGTTATAACAAAGTAGATCAAAGCACAGATTATAAAATTGATAATCAATCATTTTCCCCTGGGTGGTATAATGATCCATTAATGAATGCTATTTTAGATACAAAGTTACCTTTAGTTGAAAAAAAATCTAAACTAAAATTATTTCCAACATACGCATATTGGAGATATTATGTATTTGGTGCCACTCTAGCTAAACACACTGATAGACCTTCATGTGAAATATCTATTACAGCCTGTGTTAAAAAATATGATAATTGGCCTATGATTGTTGAAGGAAATAAATTTGAATTAGAAGAAGGGGATGGTGTTCTTTACGCAGGTTGTGAACAAGAACATGGTCGTCCTAATGTTTATGAAGGTGAAGGAATGGCACAAGTATTTTTTCATTATGTAAACAAGAAGGGTCCTTTTACACATCACGCTTACGATAAATATTTATCAGAAACAGGAAAAATAGTTTCCGAAGAAGATGAAATAATTTTAAATAAAAAATATAAATAATTATGGAAAAAACAGTTAATATAAATAATTTTATAGCTACGTATGATAACTATATTACTAAAGAAGAATGTAATAAAGCTATCCAACTTTTTGAGAATCAATATAAATTTAATAATACTATAAATAGAATAGACTCCGAAAAATCTTCAATTTTACATAAACAAGATCAGCAATACTTCGCATCACCAAATAATATAGAATTTTGGTGGGAAAGCTTAAAATCTATGATGTTTAATTTTGAAATAGCATGGAATCATTATTTAAAAAATACAGGAGCAGGTGATATGTATACAGATCCTTTGCTTTTTACTAATTTAAAAATACAAAAAACTTTACCTACAGAAGGATATCATATTTGGCATGTTGAGCATGTTAAAGGGTTTGAAAATGAACCTAGAGCTTTTGTTTTTTCTATATATTTAAATGATGTAGAGGACGGCGGAGAAACAGAGTTCTTACATCAATCAGTTAGAGTAAAACCTAAAGCAGGTAGAATAGTTATTTGGCCTGCTAGTTTTCCATATGTCCATAGAGGAAACCCACCGTTATCTGGTGAAAAATATATTTTAACTTCTTGGATGATGTTTAGATAATTAAGAAGAATACGATGTAGGTCTTTCACCTAATCTAGCAATTTTTTCAGCGTCCGTTTCACCTTCAACATTATTGCCATCCCAATTTTCTTGTAATTGAGCTAAGTGAGCTGAATCCCATCTAGAAGAAAATTGACTTATATCTCCTAGGTCTGCTTCTGCATAACTACAATGAGAAGTTGTATCTCTATGTTCTACTTCATCTGAAGTATTAGATGCTCCATATTGAATAGCCCAAATATTTGAAAATTTAGATTGATTCCAAAAAGAATCATCTGAAATAATATATCCAACACCTTCAGAAGCACCTTCTGCATGATTTTTAATCACTATTTTGTCTTCAAATACTATTGTCCAATTTCCTTTACTTGCCATTTTTTCTCCTAAGTTTTAATTACATATATAATTGTTAAATAAGGTTGCAATACAGAAGTTGCATCACCGCTAAAAGTTGCACTCATGTTATGAGAGTGACCTGAACCAGAACCTGATGCAGCAGTAGATTTAGTAGCTGCATTACTATTTTGATTTGCACCACCAACGCTTCCAGCTGGAGTAAAAGGAGGGTTTCTAAAAAAAGGTAAAGTATGAGAGTGAGAAGCAAGTTGTGGGGTAGATAAAGTCGCATTAGCTGTAGAACCCCCAACGTTTCCAGTTGAAGTTACAGTATTTGCTCCACCACTTGAAGCTAAAGCTTTTCCTGGAGATTTACCAACTGCTACGTTATCTTGTAAATCTGGAACAAGAAAAGTTGATGAACCATCTCCAGCTCCGTAAGTTGTACCTACGATTGCAAATAATGCAGAGTAAGTTGATCTTGAAACTGCTTGTCCATTACATTCTAAGAAACCTGTTGGCACTGAAGCAGAAGACCACGGCACAATAGTAGCTGTAGGAATTCCTTCGATACCTGTAAGGTTTGCTCCTGTAAAATCGTATTTTGTTGCTTCGTAATTTGCCATATTCTATTTCTCCTTGTAAGTCCAACCTGTTGTAGCATCTCCTGAAAATACTAAACAGAAACCAGCACCTTGTGTATTAACAACAAGGTCTGCTGCTGCGTTAGCTATATTAGAAGAATTTCTACCAACAGTCAATGCGTTAGTATTGAAATCATATCCTTGATCAATGAAAGCTACTTCATCACCAGCACTTGGTGATGCGGGTAGAGTCACTGTAACTGCTCCACCATTTGTATTTGCTAAAATTTGTGCACCAGCTTGAACTGTTTCTGCTGCAGATATTGCTCTCCATTTTTTAAGTTCACCTGCTTTTACAACATTAGTTCCATCAGAATATAAAGTGTAAGTGTGACCTTCACATAAAAGAACACCTGTTCCAGATGTAGTTTTAAAAGTTAATGTAAAACCTGCATGATTACATCCATCTTCAACTATGTAAGTTTTTTCTACTGAATCTGGAATAGTAACATTAACGTTTGCTTCAAGAGTTCCTGTTAATTTAATTACTTGATCTTTACCGTTTGATAAAGCACCGTTTGTAAAAGTTAAAGCTCTAGACGCATCAGTTACGTTAAATGCGCCATAACCACCAATTGCTTGTTCAAGAATTAGTAAGTTAGTATTTGTAATTTGTCCCCAAGTTCCTGAGTTTTCCCCAGTTGCTTGAACTGTTAATTTTAAACTAGCTGATGTTGAATTTGCCATAATTTAAATTCCTTAATTGCGTTTATATTACTAAAAATTAGAGTTTGTGTCAAACTCTTTATGCAGCTACTTCTTGCCATCCTGGAGGATCTAGGGGAGCTGTACCCGTGTTTACTTCATTCCAGATTAAAGCACTACCAGAACCTTGTGCCATAGTCAAGGCATTTCCTGTTAATTGTACATCAACATGTATAATAGGTGTTACACTAGCTACTCTTGCAAGAGCAGGTAATCCTGTTAAAAGAACTTCTTGACCAGGAACTGCTACAACACTTCCTAAACCTGCAGACATTGCAATACCTGTTACATCTTGTGGAACATCTCCTTGCATTCCAAGAGTGCCTAAAGCACCAATCATAAAATTACCTGTAACAGTTGCGTCAGGAGCAGGATCAACAACACCTAAAGTTGCTTGAGTTACATTTAAAGTATTAGCAGTTACATTTGCGTTACCTGTAGCTGCTAAAGTTCCTGCAGCTGCAGTCATTGCAATTCCAGTTACATCAACGTTTGCATATTGACCTTCAACGCCCCATGCGTTTTCATTCCATTCTTGTCTACCCCAACCTGTTTGATTATAAGCTTGAACAGAACCAAGACCCATTGTTGCTTGATTACCTGTGGCCATTGCATCAGGACCAGCATCAGCATTAGCTAATGTAGTAGTCATTGCAAAACCAGTTTGAAAAATTGTAGTTGCGATATCTATTGCTTCATTTCCAAGAGCACTAGTCATTCCCATTCCTAATGGAACAGGAGATACATCAATTGAAATAGTTTCATTCCCTAAAGTAGCTGTCGCCGAATTACCAGCGGCTATTAGATTAGCAGCAACACCCCAAGAATTATCTCCCCAGTTTTTTGCTCCCCAACCTGCGTTTATTTCTGCTGTTATGGAAACAGAACCTAACGACATTGACATGTCGTCTTCAGGTGTAGTTGGAACTACAATTTGACTTGGGTTACCCCATGATCTGGCACCCCATTGATCTCTTCCCCAACCTGCTTCTACTGTTGAATCGGTGATTACAAGTCCTGTACCAGTGGACATAGAAATCCCTGTAAGAGAAACGATGTTATCAACACCTGTTCCCCAGGAACCAGTATTCCAGGTATTTGTATTCCAACCTGCCATAGGATTTTAACTCCTATGTACTAACCAGAGATTCTTA